ATGACCTTCTCCATTGTATATTTAGCGCCGTATAAGAAACCTTCTTTCAAGTACGCCAAAGTCAACGGAGAAAACGTGTTACAACTGTTCAGTTCGATATAACGTTTGACACAGCACTAACATAAGCTTGGCATGCTGCCAGAGCTATTAATCCTTCATCGCCGGCATCGGTGATGCCGATAATTCGTTGAGCATGCGCTGGGTCAAGTTCGGCTCTTGTGGGGCCATGAACCACGCCGCCGGTGGCGGTGGCGGCTGACACCGATCCGTTGCCGGTGGAGGCGTCGAGTAGGACTGACAGGCGCAGATCAGCAGTGGCAAGGCGGTCGCGCAGGCGACCTTGATCACGTTGGACATCGCTCAAGGCTCGGTAATGGGATTGTTCACTGGTTGCCAGGCGCTGCTCAAGCGCGAGGCGTTTTTCTTGTTCGACACGCTGCTGCGCGGCCGAAGCAAGGGTTATCTGATTGAGCGTTTCGGTGTGCAGCCGGCCCTGTTCGGCGAGCTGGTTGCCATATCGCCAGTCCTGGACTTGCCAGGTAATGGCCGCAGAACCACCGACCAAGACGACCATCAGCACACTTTTTGCCAGCAGCCGATACGGCGCCGGGATCAGTTCGCCGATACGCATAGCACCGCCCTCGCCCGCTCCCACAACTCCAACCGATCCTGCAGACCATTAAGACCACCGTTGATCCTGCGTGTGATCGTGTTGAACTCGTTTTGATCGGCCAGCGCGTTCAGCCCATTCACGAACCAGAACCACGCGGCCGACTCGGCGGCCCACTGCGGCAGCTCCAGCAGCTCAGGGGTGCGCAGCAATCGCTCGTCGCCGAACAACGCCAAGCTGCAGCGCAGATAATTGTCGTGGCCAGTGACCTGGATCAGACCGCGACCGCGATAGCGCTGGCCATCTCCATCTGCCGCCGGGGTGTTGCCCAGTTTTGCGGCCAAGTTACCGGTGTCGTACTTGCTCAGGTATTGATCACCGCCCAGCTCCCGCACGTACTGCAGCTGACCTGACTCATGACCCAATTGGGCGATGAACGCCGCTTGGCGTTTAGGTGTGTTGATCTGCCGATTCGCCATCGCGGCATTCAGTGCGGATACAAAAACGCCCGCTTGGCGGCGGGCGTTGGGCATGATGCGTTGCAGCTGTTGCTCGGTTAAGGGCATACAAACTCCAGACATAAAAAAGCCGCACAGGGCGGCGATGAGTGTTTTGTTGCGTTACGCGAGGCTGACCACCTTGACCGGTTTGTCAGCTTTCTTTTTCTTGCCTTTGGCTTTGGCCTTGCCCTTTTTCCCGCCGTTGCACTCGACTGTGGTCGACCAGCCTGCCTGGGTGTAAACCTGCTCCACCGAGTCGGCCAGGTACTCGCCATCGAGCCCGACCTTGAAGCCATGGGCATTGATTGAGCGCTCGGCAAAAATGTCGGTGCGCCCGGGCATTTCAAACCGCACGCCGGCGGTCGATCGGTTAAACGCGGCCAGGCGTGCTTTGGCCGCTGCCTCGGCGGCAGTCTTGTTCGGGTGAATGTGTCGATCGGTATGCACCGCCGGCAGGCCGTCCGGCACGTCGTCGTTGTCCAAGGACACCACGGCGAGCTGGCCGGTCTTTTTGTTCTGATGCGTAGCGGCCACCGACTTGTGCGCGTTGCGATCGCCAAGGCGGAATTGCCAGCGACTGACATTGCTACGAGTCAGGGTGATCACCCCAAATGCTTTGCCGCTTGCACTCTCGCCCCCCTGGCGCGGCATCACCAACAGATTGCCGTCGGCGACCTTGGCCGTGCAGTCGTATTGCTTGGCCAGGCGCGTGATGAAATTAAAGTCGGACTCGCTTATTTGATCGGCGCGCTCGACTTTGGTGGCCACCGGGCACACCGGCTGCCAGCCGTTACGCGCGGCGATATCGGCGACGATCTTCGACAGCGGCACGTTTTCCCAACTGCCGCTGCGAATGGTCTTGCCACTGCCGCGCATGTCGCTGGCCTTGCCTTGAATCACGATCGTGTCGGGCGGACCTGACACGGTGATTTCGTCCACCACGTAACGGCCCATGCGGGCCAGGGACGCCTCGGCGTAGCCCAGGTAGACCTCGATCCCCGCGCCACGGCTCGGCAGCGTCACCAGGCCATCGCGGTCGTCAATGCGCAACTCGAACTCGTCTGACTCCATGCCGGTCTTGTCGGTGGTGCGCAACTGAATCAGCCGATCATTGATCAGGCTGGTGATGTCGGCCCCGTCGGCGACAATGCGAAACATGGGCGTCATGAATTTTTTCCATAAAAAAACCCGCACGAGGCGGGTTAAAAGTAAGGAGCTTAACGAATTAAGCGATCACATCTTAGACCATCAATTCCAGAGCGTTACCTGCTCATCGATCGGCGTCGGCAGATCCGGTAGCACGATCAGCAACCCGGCGCGGTATGGCTGCGCCTCATCGGCCAGGCCCTGATTCGCGCCCAGCACCGCCTCGACGGTGCCGACCAGATGGCCATAAAAATTATTGCAAATGGTGTCCAGCAGATCCCCGTCAGACGTTCTGCATGTCGTCGCCATAGCGCACAAACTCCAGTGTGAACCCTTGTTTACGTGGGATACCGCCCTGCATCAGCGCGCTTTGCTCTTCCTCAAGGTTTTTCAGGCACCAGGTGCCCAGCACATCCCCGTAACCGGTGGTCAGGGTCAGCGGCTGGAGCTGGGCGCCGAGCGTGCGCAGCGTGTCGAGCTGTTTCAAGCCGCCCTTGAGGCCGGGGATGATCGCGCCCTTGAGGGTGATTTTCTCATCGCCCATGCCGACCGCTTGCTGGGCCGGGCGCCGTGATAGGCGCTCTTGCGAGGCCCAACGGAATTCAGTCGAACGGCGCAGTTCATCAAAGGCGGCCGTGTCGAGGTTGAAGAAATACGGCGGCGCCTTGGGGTCTTGCGGCTGGATGATCAGCAGGTGCGGAAACGGCTTAACGGCCTCCGGCGCCGGCGTCTGATCCGTGGCAAAGGCACCCGTGGGCACGATGTTGGCCAACGCTGGGCTGGCCTTGCCAGCGATTTTGTTGATCGCCGTCGCGGCTTTTCCGGCCTGCTCCTTGAGGGTGCCCAAGCGCTCATCCATTCCCGACAGCGCCCGGGAGGCTTTGTTGTAAGTTGCCACCACCGCGCCGACCTTGGCTTGCGCGGCATTCACCCCGCGCATGACCCGCTGAAGCTTGGCGCCGACCACCGGGCCGACAAAAGGCAGATCCTCCAGCTCGGACGCGGCGCCGGTGATTTCGCTAATCGCGCCATTCATCGGCCCCAGCATGCCGTCCAGGCTGCGCCGTCCGGTTTCCCCCGCCGAGGCCAGGTATTTCAGACCCGACTGTAATTGGTCCAATGCAGGCATAAGCCCTCCGCGTTAAATGTTCGGCGAGTCGTACAACTTGCGGCTTTCCAATTGCTGGGCGATGTTGCGTTGCTGCTGCTCCCAAAACGGCCGCAATTGCTCCGCGAGCTGCGCCGGATCTTTCGCATCGCCCTGTACTGTCACCGTCAATGGCGCATGAATTTCCACCTTGGAATCGACCTTTACCCCTCCGGCCTCAGCCTTGGCCGGCGATGGTGCAGCCAACTTCGCCGCCGCGTCCGAACTGGCCGGCGGCAACATCATGGCGCGTGCCGCATCACCGGGCTGCGCCTCGACCGCCGGTGCCGCACGGCCGGGATTGGCCAACAGCGTCACCCCACTGGAGCCTGACTTGGCGAACGACTGCGCAATGCTGCCCAGCGCCGGCGGAATGTCCTTGCCGGCGTTGGCCATCATCAGCGGCCCCGCGCCAGGCAGGCGTTTGAGTGATTCGTCGGCACCAAACATCGTCTTGCCGAGCACCCCACCCAAAAGATCGCCACCCATACCACCCAAGGCGGCACCGATCGCGCCCCCCACCACCGTGCCGATCACCGGCACCACCGAGCCGATGAAAGCCCCTGCCGAAGCACCGGCGATCGCCCCGGCCAAACCGCCCGCCGCACCGCCGTAGCCCTCGGCCTTTTCGTCTTGGGTTTCGGCGTTCTGGTAGGTGTCCACCGCTTTAAATACGGAATCAACCGCCGCAAAGATCGCCGGCCCCTTCACCCCCATGCCGACACTCGCACCGCGACCACCACCAAAACGACCGCCCTTGCCGCCCCTCTTGCGCTTGCCACCGTCGGCATCGACGCCGCCGCCATCCAGGCCACCGGTGCCGCCGGCCGGCATGTTGGTGACGATCACCTTTTGCGGAATGTTCGGATTGCCCATCAACGAACCGCGACCAATGTTCATCAGACCCTTGGCAATCTTGAAACTGCTAAACGCCGTCTGCGCGGCGATCACCGCCGCCACGGCCGCACCGATCCCCGTCACCAGGCGCGGCGATTCATCCGACAGTTTGCTCAGGCCCTGGGCGACCGTGGTCAAGCCACCGGCCACGGCATCCGTCACCGGGCGAAAGGCGTCGCCGATCGCGCGCATGGCATCGTCCATGCCCTGGGCCATTTCCGCCCACTTCTGCGCCGAGGACTGGCGCCGCTCTTCCAGGTTCTTATCCAAGATCCCGCTGGCATTGGCCGACTCGTTTTTCAACTTGGCGTACAGATCCTTGTTCTGCATGTACGCCGTCAGCGCGCCCTTGACCTGCATGTCGGCGAACAAGTCGCCGGTGCGCAGAGCTTGTTCCAGGGACGCAATCATGGCCTTGGCTTTTTCTGGATCGGCTTCCTTACTGATCCTGGCCGTGGCTTCCGCCATCGCGGCGGCCTTCTTCGGATCGGTCGCAGCAATGTACTTCTGCGCCAATTCAAAGCTGGATTCCAGGGTCGACTTGCCATTCTGCAGGCCGGTGCTCATCGACGCTTGATAATCAATACCGGCGTCTGCATAGGCCTTGACGGTGTCGCCCGAGCCGATTTTTTCCATCCAGTTTTTGAGGTTGTTCGCTGCCTCATCGGAACCGCCGGCCGTCTTCATCTGCACCTGAAGCATGGCGCCCAGTTGCGACACCGAGTCCATGCCCGTGATGCCCAGCTTGCCCATGCCCGCGAGTAATTCGGGGAACCAGCGCGCCATGTCGGCCGCCTCAAAGCTGCCGGCCTGGCCTTGGTAGGCGATCGCCTCCAGGGCCTTTTGCATCTGCGCCGGGTCGGTGATCTTGGCGTTCTGCCCCAGGGCATTGATCATGCGCGCCGTTTCGGTGCCGTCCGAACCCTGGCCCACGGCAAACTTGGCCGCCGTCGGCGCGTATTGCAGCGCCTTGTCCAGCTCCATGCCGGCACCGACCAGGGCATTGACCACTTCGGCCACCTGATTGCGCGCCATGCCGGTATCGCGCGACGTGCCGATAATCGTCTTGGACAGCTGCGCCTCTTCCGGCTTGTTGGCAATACCGGCCTTGATCGCAATGTCGCGAATGATCGCGCCATAGTCCGCGCTGACCTTGGTCGGAACAGCCATGGCCACCGTGGCCGCCGCTGCCTGGCCGACGCTGCTTTTCAGGTTCTGTTTGCCCTCATCGAGCTGCATGTGTCCCTTGGCTTTCAGCTCGGCCTTGGCCGCCACCGCGCCCATGCTGGTGTAAGCCTTGGTCAGATTGCGGACTTCAACGCCCTGTTTTTTCAGGCTACTGATGTTGGACTCAAGCCGTTTCAGCAGTGCGCCGGCTCCCTGCTCACCCGCCAGATGCGCCTTACGCCACTCATCACGCAAGCGGATGGTGTCGCCAATGGTCTTTTCCAGCACCCGGGCTTTTTTGCCTTCGGCTTCCAGCTTTTTGATGCGCCCGGTGACATCCTTAAAGGCGTTGCCCACCGAGGAACTGACCGCCCCGCCAATGACCAGACCGAGCGCGAGTTTGTTCGCCATGTGCGTGCCCTATGCGTCGTCGAATCGATCGAAGGCGGCTCAATCCGTGAGCCACCACACCATCCGATCAAAAGTCATGGCCTCAATCTCGGCCGCCGAGAACCCCGTCTCTTTGGCCAAGCGTTTAGCCGCGATCTTGAGCGTGGTTGCGTTACACGTCGTCTTCTTCGACCAGGCGAAAATAGCCGGCCTGCAAGCGGTTGTAGTCCTTGAGTTTCAGGGCCAGCAGATCCGCTTCGGTGGCAGTGAGCAAAGAGCAAAACAGGTGCAGCTCCATCTTTTCCATGTCGCCGGCAGCGACCATCTTTGCCGCGTTGAAGTCCTTAACGCTGGGCGCTCGCATGGTCAGCTTGTCGACCAGCACACCGTTAAGGCTGGCCTGATAACGCAGCGTTACGGTAACGCCTTCATCCGTGACAGCAAGCCAGGCCGGCAACGTTTGAGTAATTGGGGTCATGGGTATTTATCCTTAAAGGCCAACGGCCGAGCGTTCTGCAGCGAGTTGATCGACACCGTCGATCACTTGAATCATGTTGAGCGGATCGATCTCGTACATCACACGCCCATCAATTTCGAGCTTGTAGTAAACGAGCTTCACCGCGTGTTTGATTTCGGCCTGATCGCCCGGCTTCCAGTCGCCCATGTCGACCTCTTTCACCCCGCCGCGCATGGTGACGACCACCGGCGTGACCGCGCCCTTGAGGCCTTTGTACGCACCGCGAAACACCAGATTGCAGGCGGTCTGATCGGACAGGCCCAAATACTTCAGCGTCTCGCGGCGCACGCCGTTGGTGGTAAACGCGGACTCCAGCTTTTCCATGCCCACTGCGAACTCAATCGGCGCCGACATGCCGCCGCCCTGATAGTCGAGGGTCTTTTGCGTCAGTTTTGGCAGGGTCAGGCTTGGCACTTCGCCGGACAGGCTCACGCCGTCGATAAACGCGACGCAGTTGGTCAGAACTTGAGGAATCATTGAACGGCCCCCTTAGGCTGTTTCGAGAACTTCGGTCAGCCACTCATTGGTAACTTCGATAAGGAAATTCGGGTTTTCCGCCGGCGGCACGTCGGTGAAACGGATGCGCCAGTAAATTTTGCCCTGTTCGATTTGGCTGGCCGTGTTCATTTCCTTGTCCGCGTAGACTTCGAAATTGATCACCGCGCCAGCGTTTTTCTGATCGCGCATGAACGCTTGCAGACCTTCGGTGACGTCCTGCACGTAGGTCTTGGTGATCGAACGGTCCACCGCCCACTTATGCCCAGCCTGGATCGCATCCATGAGGATGTCGCAGGTACGTACGCGGGTGACAAACGACCACTTCGCATCAGCGGAGCAAGTGCGGTTGCCCCACAGGCGATAGCCGCCGTCGCGAATGATCGTGGTGATATTGGCGTTATTCAGCAGGTTGGCCCGGCAGGTATCGTCGCCGTCCAGATACTCGATCGGTCGACTGGTGCCAGTGATGCCGACAAACTCTTTGTTCGACGGCGATGCCCAATAGCCGTAATTGGCATCGGTCCAGGCGAACAGGCCAGCGACCCACGCCGAGCCTGGCGCGTCGACCGTCTCGCTTTTGCCCGTATCCCAGTACTGCACCCCAGGATCGACCAGATACACGCGCTTGCTGCCGAAGTTTTCGGCGTAGGCCAGAGCGTCCTCATCGGTGGTGTTCGGCCCGTCGACAATGGCGATCGCGCGCAACTTGCCGGCCAGGGCATCCATGGCGGTGGCCACCGCTTGCGTGGCGGAATGCCCCGGGGCGATCAACAGTTTCGGTTGGGCGTTGTGTTTGCTCTTGCCGTCCAGCAGCGCTTGCAGGCCGGTACGCTGGCCATTGGCGAGAACGCCGCCGATGATCGCCGAGGTTTGCAGCGCCTCGTCTTCCAGCTTGGCCACACCGACCGCAACAATCACGGCCTTGGCGCGAAGATAGATCGCCTGACAGGCCCGGGTGATCGCCGAATCTGCGCCGAACGCGGCAATGGCCTCGCGCTCGGTCGTGATCAGCACCAGCTCGCCAGCCTTGGCCGTGGCCAAAAGGCCCGGGGTGAAGGTGGCGCACAGACCAATGATCGACGACGACGGCAACGAAATGGTGCGCGCGCCGGTATCAATCAGCGTCGTCGTGACGCCGTGAAAAAAGCCAGCCATAGATCAATCTCCAGAAACGAAAAAGCCCCGCGTGAGCGAGGCTATGAGGGTGTTGGTGTTACGCGTAACGGAAAAGAAAACGCCCCGTCAGTGCGGGGCGTTTATTCGGTCTGTTCGACGATCCATTCCGGCGCCGGCGGCCGATGGTCGACGGCGGGAAACTCAGCCCCGGCCGGCCAGTCGCGCAAGGCCCGAATGTAGGCCAACAACTCGGTGTATTGCTCGGCCGTGATGGTGGTCGGCACGGCCAACTCGACCTCATCGCGATGACGATCCCGCACCCAAACCACCCGGACAATCTCCGCGTCACGCCAGGCACGCTCGATCGCGTCAGATTCAACTAGGGGAACGGGTCGCAAAGATTCCAAGTAAGTCAAATAACGCGGATCGTCTGCATCGACTTCAATCACTCCCGGCCAAACCGTCTCGTCTTGAAGACAACAAAACTCAGCCAGGCCGACCCTATCGACCAACTGGATAAACTTTCTCATACCCGATACCCATTGATGTTCAAGGTGTAAGAGGGCACGCCACCCGTGGAGTTACTGGTAGACAAGTAGACCCGTTGTGGTGTGACGATTGGGAGTTTCTCGAAGTTTTGCGAGTTTGTGCCGCCCCCGATTACTGAGGCGGTGTTGCGTTTTAACCCCAGGCCGGTTTCGGTCGCATAGACATCAAACGAAATCGTACCATTCGCAGAACTGGACACCGAGAAAAAACCCTCGACCTCAACCGCATTGAGCGGCACTGCTCCCGCCAGCGAAAGAGGTATTACAGCCAATGCCGAGTTGCCACCGTAAGCTGCAATGGCATTGAAGGTGACCTGCCGCCCCTCTACCAAGACCGGTTTAAACAAACCGCTTTCATCAGTGGGAACCACCGTCAAAAAAGCCGAGGCGGTATATCCTTCCGGCATGACTCCGGCGCATAAAGTAGGCGCGATAACCAGCGTGGCGTTAACCGCCATCAGGCTGCGTAGGTTGGCAGTGGGGTTGTACAGCGCGTATAGGGCAACATAACCACTAACCGGTGCCGCACCGACATCCATCGCCCCTAGCCCCTTGACCACAGAGGTGAGGTTGACTATCTGACTAAAGTCCTTGAGCCGATAGGATTTGCCGCCGATGTCCTGCACCACCACTTCGACAGCGGCAAGAGTGGCCACGGCTGAAGCCCCCGCCACGTACATTTGCGCTTTCAAAGCCCCCACCATTGGTCCTCCGACGACGATCATCGATTCAACTTCAGCCTTGGTATAGCTGTTCTTGATGCCCATCCCAGCCAAGGTGTCCGGGTTATCCCCCGACACCACGACCCCGCGATTGTTGAC